ACCCTGAAGCTGAACGAGGAGATGGCACGGCACATCCTGGAAAGCACCTATTCAGACGTCCTCGCCCGTCCTATTACGGACAAGGATACGAAGGTGAAGCGGGAGCGAAAGCTCTCAGACCTGCCCCAGATCGCAACCATCCGCTCCCACTACAGCGGCAACACCGGTTTCGGCATTGAACCCGGCAGCGTCTGGGCCATGTTCCAGGCCATCAGCCAGTTCGAAACCCACGACGCCGGTCGGTCCAAGGACGAGATCGAGAGGGCACGCACACGCCTGGAATCCCTGTGGGGTGGCCAGGGCGCTGAGCGCATCAGCCGCGCTCGTGAGGCTTGCATGGAGCTCGTCTGATTGATAGCTGGCAGGTGGATGGGGAGCTTGCATGCTCCCCTAGCTCTCCCTGGTGATGCTTGCCACTACCCGGGTCAGGTGGTGGGGACCACTGTGTTTCCAGACATGGCGGCAAGCCTCTCCCTGAAGCCAATGGGTCCCGTCGAGGACATCCGGTGATTCCGCGTAATGCTCGTTCCAGGCCGGATGCAAGAGCTCAGCCGTAAGCCCAGCCACCATTTTTATTTTTTGCACCGAACCAGCTCTCTCTCTCTCACCATGACAAAACTAATGCACGAGTGCCTCGTGACCATTGCTGACGAGGACATAGCCAACGATCCGCTGGCGCAGTTCATGCGCAAGTTTGGAATGGATCCAGAAGGGTGTCGTTCAATAAAACTCAGCCTGATCGTTCCGCTAAACGCAAGCACAACAGATCACGCAAGGATTATGCTCGCTGACCTAACCGCATGCTTATGCGAGTTAGACAATAACTACCCGGAAAAGGCAGCGAAGCTGAAGCGCTCTAAGGATGCACTGGAGAACTCAATTGCTTTGTATAGCGAGCATCACGAGAAACCTTTTGACGTTAATGATTTCATTGACTGCTTCATAGAAGCTCATAGCTAAAAATGCCCTCACGTCAACAGCGCAAGAAGAGTTTCAGGATGCTCTCTGGGGCAATGCAACGCTTCTGGGCTAATCAAATCTATTCAGACGGCTCTCACGTACTACCACCATGCCAATCACCACAGAACCCTCAATCGACGTCTCAAGGCCAGCCCTCATCCGTCTCCTCTCGTATGCGAGAGAGAACAGCCGAAACACAGAAGAGAAGGAGCATTACGCCAGGATCTACTGGGATGGATACATACGCGCACTAGAAACTGTTTTTGAAATGGAGGAAGAATGAGCCTCAAACGCCGCGCACTTTTTGTTTCGTTCTTTCTAGAGGCGCTGAAACCGCGTGCAATTGAAATTCTGGAAGCAGGATGCGCAATTGCAGACGGCATAGTTTCGGCAACCACTCGGCTAGAAGTGCTGAACACCGAACCCGTTACAGAGCCCACAACTACTACAGCTACCACTAAAGTAGACGTGGCAATGTGAAGGCAATGTACACAGTTGTGTCTCTCGCTGACCTAAACACGCTTTGGTGCAGCGAGAGAGTTATAGAGCTGCTAGATCAGGCAAAAATGAAAGAGGCTGAAGCCCTCGCATCGGAGTGGGGGTACCAGCTGGAGGGCGAGGTGGATCCTTGATCAGAGGACCCGCCTCATTTCAGGAGTGGACAAGCTCTAACTCCACTCCCCCACCGGTAGTAAGCACCTGACGAGCTTGTTCTTCGGTGCGGACTCAATCTAACGAATCAAAAGAGATTCTGTAGCTTTAAAAACCAAACCAGCCAGGTTGGGACCACCCAGCCTGGCTTTTTCAATGGATGCAAAGATTCACCATTGATGTAAAACTGGAAAAAGCGAAAAACGCCATGGGCAAGCGGTTTAGCTGGATTTCGCGTATTTGTCGTTTATTGGGATTCGAGATAATACGAGTCCACAGGCAGCCAAAGCGTACCCCTAAAGAATCGAGATTTAGCTCGGTATCGGTGTACGACGATGACTGGCAAGACTAGGTTTTGTCTTAAGGCTTGAGGCAGCATTTGAGGCTAATTTTGGGATCGCCGAAAGCCGAAGAATGGGCGCTCCCGCAGTAATGGTCAAGCTCACAGAACCCTCTGGGGATCTGTACACGATTATGTCGATCACTGACGAGGAAATCAGGCAAGCAAACAACAGATTTATCAGTGGAGACGCGCCGTACCGTATCCGCCGTACTCCCGGGAAAAAATTTGCGCTATAAAAACGCTTGAATAGGGCAGGTACTTCTACTGCCAGTGGAATACACCACAGATTGTGCTGTACCGCTCGCGCTGATTCCTTCAGCGTACGTTCATCCTCTTGCCAAACAGTTCGAGGAGATCGATGACGACGGTGATCTAGTACGGAGTTACGACGAGTGGGGCCTGGCCTCAGTTCTGACATACGCCTACACCCGCAAGGTCGCGGCACGTGCTGACTACAGCACGATGGAAGAAATCATGGGAGCCTGCCTTGAAGAGTCAAGGCACAGCCGCTCAGAAAACAAAGAACTATTTCGCATGATCAAGCGGGGGATCAAAGCAGGGAACGAGGCAGCTGCCTACCCCTTCGCCCGCACACTCATTTCTCGTCTGGGATCCGCTCTGGCTGAACAGCATGAGGGCATCTCCGCAAGCGAGAGCGACGATGACGAAGATTGAGGCCAGTGTTAACGATCAGCTTCGTTACGCCAATCTGGTAAAAGGGCTTGAAAAGATGAGCCATGAGCAACTCCTTAAGACCGCAATCGAGCTAGCTCGACTCGCCTTCGTCATCCAGCCAGCGGGAATGCGTTGGGCGGCGATGGAAGCAGCACAGAATCTCTCAGAACAATTCAATGGAAAGACCAAAGGAGTTGAATGAGCGCCAGGTTCTGGCGGCCCAGGGACTAGCAGCTGGCTTAACCTGGCGGGAGGCAGCGAAGCGTGCCAAGTGCTCAACCGAGGGCATCCGCGCGTGGAAGCAACTGGAAGAGTTCAACGACGCCATCTGGCAGTACCAGCAAGAAATTTTCCACCGAACCTTCGGTGTCACCTCAGAAGCTCTGCCCGAGGCGATCCAGAAGCTCCGAGAGATCATCGATAACGACGATCCGGAAATCAGTGTGAGCGTTAAAGTTCAGGCTATCAAGATCCTCATCGACTCGGCTCATAAGCAATACGAAGCGAGAACGATTGAGCGCCGCCTGGAACATCTAGAAGCCAATGCCCAGCGCCAAGCTCTTAACCCGGTTGGAGAGGTTAGAGAAATTACAAGCGCAGCGTGAGAAGGAAGAGGAACAAAAACGCCTCACCTCCACCGCCGTTGGCTTCAAACCTCGCTTCCCCACTGCTGATCACTGGGATCAATTCGCCCCGCTGACCTGGATTCGTACATCCGGTAGCGTCAAACCCTTCCAGCCCTTCGATATTCAGAAGCAGCTGATCAACTCCATTTGTCAGAGTCAGTACACAATTGTCCTAAAAAGTCGCCAGGTGGGCGCATCGGAAACGGTGTGCTCCTATTTACTGTGTCGAGCCCTGACTGAGCCTGGGTTTGCAGCGGTTGTGTTCTCTAAAACTGCCTCTGACTCTGGTGCGCTGGGTAAAAGGATTCGCGCACAAGCGGCCAGTATTGCTGATTCAGGAATCGAGTTCACGACAGAATCAAATAGTGAGCTCTCGTTTAAGGGCCTTGGCACGATTTACTTCCTCCCTGCGACGCCTCGCGCAGCTCGTGGAATCCCAAGCGTTTCGGTTGTTGTCCTGGATGAGGCCGCTTTCCTAGACGGCGCTGAAGAGATCTACACCGCAGCGCAACCCACGATGGCCACCCTGGGCGACCGGGGCAAGCTCATCCTGCTGTCCACGCCGAATGGCATGGGCAACATGTTCGCCAACCTTTGGCATGGCGAAGAGGAAGACGGCTGGAACCGCTTCCGCATCCACTACTCCGACATCCCGATCTACGCCGCCGACCCTCAGTGGGCGGAGAAGACCAAGGCGAAGGCCAAGCTGACAGACCGGGCTTGGCGTCAGGAGTACGAAATGGACTTCGTCGCCTCCGACGCTCAGATCTTCCCCCCGCTCCTGGTGGAGAAGGCATGCCACGGGGAGCTTATCGAGTGCGGTCTGATGAACCGCGACTACATCATGGCCGTCGACCCGGCAGCAGGTGGCGACGACTTCTGGTGCTCTGTCGTCCTGGATATAACCAAGCCGCCCTACCGAGTCGTCAACATCTTCCGCACCCGCTACAAGTCCAGCGACTACTGCATCCAACAGATCATCGAGCAGGCAGAGAACTTCACCCCTAACAAGGTGATCTGCGAAAAGAACGGCGTTGGTGCTGTCGTATCTGAGGTTCTTTCTAAGGCACTGGCCAAGTACATGGTCGAGCCCTACAACACCAACCGTCCCAACAAGATCAGCAATACCGACCGCATCACCTACTTCCTAGAGCGGGAGGAGCTCGTCGTTCCAAGAGAGCCCTTTTATCACGAGATGCTGATGTTCCGGCAGCTCGAAACCGGAGATCGCTGTGCAGGCGATGGTGCTCACGACGACTCAGTCATGGCTCTTGCGCTGGCGCTGTCTGCAGTTGCTACAACGCCCACGACTGACTGGTTGGACTTGATCTAGTGCCATTTTCGACCCCCGCTTTCAATACAGAGGACGACAGCCATCACAAGCGGCTGTTGCGAGGCGCCGTAGCGGAGTACCTCGACGAGGGGAACATAGTGACGTTCCTAACGGACCTCAAGGCCGTGCTCGTGGAAGAGGAGGACCGCTTCATGCAGCAGGCCCTATGGTTTCGAGCAGCTCACGACAAGCTTTTCAAAACCACCCCAGCCGAGGGTGAAAGCACCCCGGAAATGGGTGAGCAATGAACGACAAGCAGAGGGCGGACACCTATCGGAAGTTCCTGAGCCGTCTCTATGTCTACAGGAACATCACGATGGATCACTCACGAATTCAGCAGTGGCTCCAGAAACTCGATGAGTGGGGAGCTGCAGCTGACGACCAGATGGTATCCGACTCCGAATGGGAATCGATCATGACCACTCTGGCGTTACCTGAAGGACTGACACCGACCTAGCCACGATTGAATACAGAAAATGCTGAAGATCTCATACGGTCAGAACAAATGACGGAAATTCATCCCCCGGCTCTCATCACTCAGATTGCCGACATCATTGCTGATTGGAATGACAGAGTTGACTACGAAGACGATGCACGCCTGGTACTGGAGTGCGTGGCTAACTGGCTAGCGGAAGAAGGTTTCTGGCAAGCATCGGATGTTCTCATGATGGAAGCAACACAGTGAGCAAGATCCCGACTCAGCAATGGGACTGGGATGACGCCTCTCAAATCTCATTCCAGGAGTGGTTTCAGAGTTTCAGCGGACCTTTTACCTTCATGTCTGAATACTTCTACGGTGACTGCGCCGTAGAGGATTTGAAGACAAGAGAGGACTTGATGTACAAGTGGATCCATTTGGCTTACGTGACAGGCTATATGTACGGAAAAACCGACGCACAGGAAAACGGTTGACGTTACGCTGGAGTTAAAGAGTTTGCGCTGAAACTTTGTCGGAAACTTCTGAAACTCCTGATATTAGGCTTGATTCCGAGGTCCGGAACGACGGCGTATTGATCAATGCCATCACCGGCCTGGGCACTACCAAAGATAAGAGCGAGTATTACGCCGTCCGTACCCCAAGGCTGCTGGCTGAGCAGGAACTGGAGGCGCTGTACTACGACCCGCTGTGCCGCCGGGTAATCGATATTTATGCCGAAGCAGCTGTAACGGAGCAACCGACA